CCAGACCATTGACGAAGTGCAGGTAACCGCGCCCAGGCGCAAGCGGAGCAAATAGCATGAGCGAACAAGCAGAGACTCAAGCAGAAATGCCGGCGAAGGTGTGGGTGAAGGTGCTCCTGCCGTGCGTGATCGCCGGCGGCGTGTGGCACACCGGCGCCGTGCTGCAGGTGGAAGGCGAGGAGGCCGCGCAGCTGCTGAACCAGAAGCTTGTGCAGCCATGGTCGCCGCCGGCGGAGCGCGCCGATGCGCCGCCCCAGCGAGGCGAAGGATGACACCCGCCATGAACCTGCAGCGCGTCACGCAGCCGCTGTATGAGCCTGTCAATGTGGACGACCTCATGCAGCATTCCCGCATCGACAGCGATGCCGAATACACGTATGTGCTGTCGCTGATCCAGGCTGCGCGCGAGCACGTCGAGGACGAGCTGCGACGCACGCTGATGCCGACCACGTGGGAATGGACGCTGGACGCCTGGCCGGCCGTGCCGGTCGAGATCCCGCGCGCGCCCCTGCGGAGCATTGTGTCGATCCGATACACCGATGAAGACGGCGTGGAGGCCACCTATTCATCCGCCAACTACTACATCGACACTGGGAGCGAGCCGGGCCGGCTGATGTTGAAGCCGAATGCGGACTGGCCGGCGGTTGACCTGCAGGCCATTGCCGGCGTGAAGATCCGCTATGTGGCGGGCTACGCCGACCTGCTCGATGCCGATTCAACGCAGGCTGAGATCACCGCGGCGCGCAATGCGATCCCGATGCGGCACCGCCAGGCGATCCGGCTGATCGCGGCGCATTTGTATGAGAACCGCGAGGAAGTGACGATGGGCGCCGGCCTGACGCCAGCCCAGCTGCCGCTGGGTGTGAGCGCGCTGCTCATGCCGACGCGCGTCATCAGGTTCTAGTGATCAGGTTTTAAGGACAGCTATAGCCATGCAAGCCGGACGACTCGACCAGCGCATCACGATCAAGCAGAAGGTGGCCACACAGGACACCTTCGGCGGCGAGACCGTCACATGGACGGACGTGTGCACGGTATGGGCGCAGGTGCAGCCGATCACCGGGCGCGAATATTTGCAGGGCAAGCAGTTGCAGGAAGAGCAGACCGCGCGCATCCGCATCCGGCACCGCACGGGCATCGTGCCGGCGATGCGCGTGCATCTCGGCAGCCGCACGTTCGACATCCTCGACGTGCAGAACATCGACACGGCCGGCAAGGAGATCGTGCTGATGTGCAGGGAGTTGATGTAAGGGGTTATTGACGATGGCATCGAGCAAGCGCTGGGGCAAGGGCATACAGGTCTCGACGACGCTGAAGGGCGGCGAGGATCTGCTGCGCAAGCTGAAAGGCCTGGGGCTTGATGCGCAGAAGGTGGCCGATGTGGCCACACGCGAGGCGATGGAAGTTTCGCGCGCGAAGATCGAAGCCGACGCGCCCGGGCCTGGCATCGTGATGGCGCCGGACAAGTCGCCTGCATCCGGCGTGGCGGTGTTTGTCGTGGGGCCGGACAAGGATCACTGGTATTACCAGTTCTTTGAAACCGGCGTGAGCGCGTTCGAGATCAACATGGTCAAGCGCCGCACGAGGCGCACGGCGACGGAGAAGAAGAGCGGCAAGCGGATGCGCGGCCGCAGGATCCGCAGCGAGGGCAGCGTGCTGGCCTTCGAGGCGTCCGGCGGCGTGGGCGGCGCGGTGGTGTTCGCCAAGCGGGTCCAGCGCGGCCCGATGGCTGCCCAGCCATTTATGCGGCGCAACTTCCTCGGCAGCGAGAACCCGATGAAGGACAAGTTCGGCTATGTGATCTCGAAAGCGGTGATTGCGAAGTATCTGGAGGGCGCGTGATGGCGAATCCAAGCAATGTGAAGCGCGTCGAACTATCAGTTGCAATACTGGCAGAAATGCTGACCGAAGGGTGGACGGCTGGCACAGAACGCGTTGTGCGCTGCATCAGCGGACTGCCGGCTGGCGCGCAGTATGTGCGCGGCTGGATGAATGAATCGAATTGCACGGTCAATCTGGTGTTTGCGCACCCGTCATTCCCTGAAATTCTGTGGGGCGAGACGATCCCGATTCTGGATGTGACATTGCGCACGGAGGCATTGCCGAATGGCAACGCTTGAAGAAGCCCTGTGGAGCTACCTCACGAGCGCGCCGCGCGAGACGGCGGCGCTGGTCAGCACGCGGCTGTATCCGCTGCTGGTGCCGCAGGAGCAGCCGATGCCGTCCATCGCATATCAGCGCGTCGGCACGCAGCCGAAGATGGCGCACGACGGCCCGGGCGGCTGGACGCGGGCGGTGATTCAGTTCACCTGCCACGCGCCGACGTTCGCCGGTGTGAAGGCCTTGACGCTGGCGCTCAGGCACGACCTGAGCGGCCTGCGCGGGTCGATGGGCGCGGATCCGGTCGACGTGCACTTCTGCAACCAGGTCAATGAGAACGACCAGGATGAATTGTTTGATGCAGCGGTCAGCCGCTGTGATTTTGAGTTTCTCTATAAGGAATAGAGCAAGGCATAGAGCAAGGAGTTAATAACATGGCAGAGCAAGGTGGATTTGGCGTCAAGCTGAAGATCACAGTCGGCACCGCGCTGACCGTCGTCGCCGGCGTGCGCGAAGTGGAGTTCCCGGAGTTCGAGAAGATGCTCGCGGATGCCACCTCGCACGACTCGTCGGGCGGCTGGCGCGAGATGATCGACACCGGCAAGAAGTCGCTCAACGCGTTCACGGTGACGCTGAACTGGGACAAGGCGCAGGCCACGCACGCGGCGATGGTCACCGCCTTCAGCAGCACGTCGGCGGTGAACATGTCGATCGAGGACCCGTCCGGCAGCGAGATCATCGCGTTTGCAGCGTTCATCAACAAGATCGGGCGCGTCGCCGAGCAGGAAGAGGTTTATAGCGCCGAGGTCGAGATCACGCCGACCGGCGCGCCGACGATCACGCCGTAAGGGAGGCTGGAGCATGCCACTACTCACACGCGAGCAGATCCTCGCGGCTGACGACCTCAAGCGCGAAACCATCGCCGTGCCGGAGTGGGGCGGGGACGTGATCGTGAAGTCCCTCACCGGCGTCGAGCGCGACGCGTTTGAAGACAGCGTGGTGAAGCAGCGCGGCAAGAGCCGCGAGCTGAACCTGCGCAATGCGCGCGCCCGCCTGGTGTCGCTGTCGCTCATCGACGAGGCCGGCAACCGGCTGTTCACCGATGCGGACGTGGAGCTGCTCGGCAAAAAGAGCGCGGCGGCGCTCGACCGCGTGTTCAGCGCGGCGCAACGGCTGAGCGGGCTGACCGAGAACGACATCGACGAGCTCGCAAAAAACTCAGGGAGCGGCCAGAGCGACAGTTCTACTTCCGACTAGCTCTGGCGCTGGGCTGCACGGTGGAGGAGCTGCTGAGTCGCATCAGCAGCCATGAACTGACCGAGTGGATGGCCTATGACACCCTGGAGCCGTTCGGGCACGCGATCGATCACCGCATGATGGCGCAGGTGGTTGCGGCCATCTACAACGTCAACCGCGACCCGAAGAAGGGCAAGCTGCTGGATGCAGACGATTTCATGCTGAAGCGCGTCGAGAAGATCGAGCAGACCGAGGCCGACATCTACGCGCGCTTCCGCGCCTGGGCAAAACTACATGGCAACGCTGGCAACACTGGCCGTTAAGCTGATCGGCGACACGTCGGGCTTTTCTGAAAGCATGTCCGGCGCCGCCGGCCAGACCCGCCAATTCGCCGACAAGTTCGAGGGCGAGGCCAAGCGCATCGGCGGGCTGGGCTCGATCATGTCGGGCGCGTTCTCGTGGGTCACGGGCAACGTGATCATGCGCGGCATCGATGCCGTGGTCGGCTCCATTGGCAGCCTGAAGAGCGGCATGATCGACGGCAACGCCGAGTTCGAGCGATATACCGTGCAGTTCGGCGTGCTGCTCGGCTCGACCGAGGCGGCCAAGGCGCGCCTCGAAGACCTGGCGAAGTTCGGCGCGAGCACGCCGTTCGAGCTGCCGGAGGTCGTGAAGGCCGACAAGATCATCCAGGGCTTCGGGCTGCACAGCGAAGAATCGGCCAAGAAGTTCGGCTTCACCGGCGAGGAGATCCGCACCATCGCCGGCGACACGGCGAGCGGCGCCGGCACCTCCTTCGAGGAGATGGCCGCGTATATCGGCAAGTTCAGCGCCGGCGCAACCGGCGAGGTGATCAGCCGCTTCCAGGAGCTCGGCATCACCACGCGCGAGGAGCTGACCAAGCTTGGCCTGGAGTTCGACAAGTCCGGCTCGCTGCTCAGCCCGCTGCCGGAGGCCACGCAGGTCGTGCTCGACCTGATGAAGAAGAAATACGGCGGCATGATGGACGCGCAAAGCGGCACGTTCGAGGGCATGATGTCGAACCTCAACGACTGGGTGGCCGGCACGCTGCGCACCATCGGCCAGCCGATCTTCGAGATCCTGAAGGAGAAGCTCGGCGGGGTGCTCACGTTCCTCGGCTCGCCGGAGGTGCAGGGCGCGATAAACGGCTTCGCCACATCGCTCGCAGGCGGCATCGGCTCGGCCATCGCATTCATCACGCCAATTATTGACCAGGGCATCACGCTCTTCATGGGCTTTGCCGACCAGATCGATTACTTCGTTCGCATGGTCGTCGACGGCTTCGACACCGCCGGCCCGTTCGGCGCGGTCAGCAACGCCATCTATTTCATCGCCGACGCGCTGGGGCTGGGCGGCGATGAGGCCAGCGCCTTCTCGGACAACGTCGGCGCGGCGGTCGAGAACGTCATCGCCTTTGTCGGCAATGTGATCGCCTTTGTGCAGGCCAACCTGCCGGCCTTCCAGGCGGCGTTTGCATCCGCCATCGGCGCAGTCATCACACTGGTGCAAAACAACTGGCCGACCATCCAGACGATCATCGAGACGGTGATCACCGGCATCTCGACGATCTTCGAGACGGTGCTGAAGCCGGCGCTCGA